TCCATCATTGTTTCAGCTTGGAATTTAACAAGTGCTTCGGAAAGTAGTGGGTGATATACAGCACATGCACCTTCCCACGGTTCGGTGCGTTCTTCAATTTTAAGTCCTAGGAGTTCTAAGCCATCAACGTAAGTTTCAAGCCAATCTTTTCTTGAGTTTACATCATTAGAAAAATCTTCAAGTAAATCTGAAGCAAGCTCACCAAGATATTGTTCATCTAATTCTTCAGCTAAGTTTTCAGAAAACTTCTCGTCGTCCATTCTATCAGGATCAATAACAAGTTCAGTATCACCAATACCAATAGTAACTTTTTCTGGGTCTTCTATTTCTATTTCAATAGCTTCTTCTGATTCAGCTAATTCTTCAACTCCTACCGGAGCTGCATATAGTCCCTTATCTACGTCTGCCATATTATTAAGCCTCTATGTATACGTTACAATTATAGTTACGTTTTCTTATATTCCATCTAGCTGGAACAACCTGTAAATTAGTGGGCTTATGTAAGCCCCCCTTAGTTAACGGCACTATATGATCAACGTGCCATTGGAACCCTGTATCTTTTGTTTTATCTTGCGCTAACTTGTACATGTTCTCTATTTCTTTTTTATCTGCAGTGGTTAAATATATAGTAGCTCTAAACTTTAATGCTCGTCTATGAGCTTCCCACACTGTTCTTTTGTCTCTATTATTTCTTGCCCACTTTATTTTATAGGCATTCATTTTATCTTTGTTTTTTCTTGCCCATTCTCTTCTTTGATGAGCTGCTTTTTCTTTATTTTTTTCTTGCCATCTCTTAGATCTTAGTGTCTGTAATACTTTGATACGTTTTTTGTTTTTTATTAAATATGCTCTTAACTTTTCTTTAGAGTTATATGGCATAATATTTTTTATGGTTTCTTCCTCTAAACATCTTTATATCATCTTCTTCATCGGAAGGCAACCTAATAAATCCACCCTGCCTAAACCTAGCTAGCGCTAAGGTCGTTGAGTCAACCAAGTCATCATTAGCTCCAGATGGAAAGTCGTTACATTCCTCTATAACTTCTTTGGCCCATCGCTTGTCAGGAGCCCAAACTATTCCACTTCTAAACAAATCGCTAACTGCGTTAACGCGGCTAATCTTGTCTTGCCCTTTTGATGGAGTAAACTCTCCTACAGGTATACCCATCCTTCTAAATTCTTGATATAGTGCAGCTCCGTTAGACTTTTTCTCTACAATGAACGAGTCTGGTTCCCATTCTTGATACTCTTCTAGGCACATTTCTTTTAGTTCTGGAAACTCTAGCCTTTCTTTAACTGAGTTGAGCAATATAATGTTGTAGTTGTCTACTTCTTCGTTAAAAAACACACCCCACGTAGTTAACGCATTGTAATCAGCCCTATTATTTTTCTCTTGTGCCGCATCTAACGTCATTATTATAAATTCACACGGTGGTGGGTTTTCTTCTTCCCATATTTGCCACCAATCCCGCTTTATTAGCGCACCTTCTTCAGATGTTGGATTCTGTAAGTACTGCGCGTTCCAATATCTTATGTCAAGAGCCGCTTTTTTGCTCTGTAACTCCTCTAAGGGCCAAAATTCAGGCCACAATGACGCTTCATTTCCGCCCTTATCCTCAATTATTGCAGGAAATTCAACAACTTCCCATTCATCTACTTCTTCATTCTTAACCATTTGGTTAATTATCTGTCCTGTCAAGTCTAATTTAGACCATCTAGTCATAACTACTATTATTGCTCCACCTGGCATAAGCCTTTGTATCGGACCTGATTGAAACCACTCCCATGCCGGCAGAAATACTTCTGGTTTTCCTAACTTCGCATCTTGCTCAGAGTGTGGATCATCAATTATGAATAAGTCAGCGCCCCTACCAGCCAAAGCACCACCAACCCCAATAGCAAAGTACTCACCATTATAATTAGTGCCCCAACGAGAAGCAGATTTAGAGTCTGCTTGTAGTTCGACTCCTGGAAATATATCTTTATAGGGGTCAGAACCCACAAGGTTACGTACTCGGCGACCAAAGTTAACAGCCAAATCAGCTGTGTGGGAAGCCATAATAATTTTCTTGTGAGGATACTTACCCAGGAACCAAGCTGGCGCCAGATACGAGATAAGTTCTGACTTACCATGCCTAGGTGCAATGTTAACAATAACTCTTTTCTTTTTTCCTTGAGCGATTTCTTCAAAGATTTTAGCCAATTTTTCATGATGTGCTCCTACTTTATAGCCTGGATAGACGTGGTTAACGAAGTCTAAAAAGGTATTTTGTCTTTTTGTTAGTTTTGTCTTAGCTTCCAAAGCGTCCAACAACTGTAATAATTCTATTTGTTCGTTTTTAGGCAGGGAGCCAATGTTGTCCAATGCCTGTTTTAATTTGTCTGGTTCTATACCAGGGATATTAAGATTCATCTGGTTTTATATCTTCATGTTTAATAGAGCCTAGTTCACTTTCTATTTCTTCATACTCTGCATCTACTGTGTAGCCGTGTCCTAATATCTTAAATAGTTTAGATTTAATTTGATTTTGTAATTCTTCTGGGTCATCACTCTTAACTACCACTTCAGTTTTTTCAGAGAACAGTCCTACATCAGATATTTTACCTAACAACTCTAACGCTTTTAGTCTGTGTCTTGGATCTGTTAACCCGGTGTCTTCTATAAGTTTGTTTGTAATAAATCTACGAAGTTGCACAGCTTCTGATACAACTTGATGATCATAGTCTGAAAGCATTGCATATAAATGTTGCACTGTTGCTGGTGTGTTTAATGCTTTGTTAATAGGGCTTGTTGGTTTTGTTTTATCTTCAGGATCAGTAAATGCTTTAAATAGTTCTTCTGCTTCTACTTTTTCAGATGAACTGACTGGTATTTCTGCACCACCTTCTACAAGGACTTTAGCTGTCGCCGTTGCAACTTTAACCTTCTTGTCAAAAGTTGTAGCTTTTTCGTCGTCATAATCATCAGGCAACGGTTTATCAATTTCAGGTTTGATTGTAATTGACATATTTATCCTACTATAGTTTGCGCATTTATGCGTTGTTGAAAGTAGTATAAATCAAAAAGTCAAGAAAAACAAACAACTTATGTAAAGTAGTATTAAAACTAAACAAGTTTTAAATAGTAATAATAGTGTCCATATGATGTTCATTTAATAAACCACCGATAATAAAGTAGCTAGCATTAACAAAAAGATTGTTGTGTATATAGATATATTTTCCATAACTCAAATTGTATCGGGTTTGCATAATTGATGTGGTAGTAAGAATCATTCGCGTTTTTTAAAATTTTTGCAAAATATTTTTTTCGAAGTGCAAAACTATTTGCCCGGGGGTAGGTGCACAAAAACGGGGGGTGGGGTTACATTGTCCAGGTTTATGATCGATTTCAAAAATATTATAAATTATTTGTACAGATTACTATGTATATAGGATGTGACGGAGTCCCAGATGACCGTATTCCCCTGGGGGAGTGGTGGGGTGTAAAAGCTGGACATTGTCAGGGATAGGCGTATAATAGACTTATCAGCTCGAGGGACGGCGTCCGTCAGGTTGATAGCTACAAAATCCTGATTTCAGGAATTTGTATTTTTAAAAACTAAAATGGAGAAATTCAAAATGAAAAATTCAAAATGGACTTTAGTATTAAATGATTCACAAGTAAAAGCTTTAGATAGTATTCGTTCTAATTTGGTTAAGGGTAAAGGTTCGATTGATACGGCTGTCATTCAGACTGCTAAACATTTGGGCGAGAATCCAACACTCGAATTATGGCAGGTAACTTTTGACAGACTTCAAAGCGACTTTGAAACTGTTAACAAAATTGCAGAAAAAACTGCGAAAAATTGGTTAACTGAAGTTAAGAAAGGGTTAGCTGATAATTACGAGTTAACAAAGCCTCAAAGCGAACAGGCGAAAGCTATCGCACAAAAAAGAGCTGAGCAAGAAAACGCATTTGCTCATTTATCAACAGACGAGTTGAAAGGTGCATTGGTAGAGGTTGCGACTTCTGGAACTAGTAAAGAAGTTAACGCCTTAACTAAAATTCTGAAAGCTCGAAATAAATCAGAAGAAAAAGAAACCAATGCCAACGCGAAAGAATTAGTTAAAAATTCAATCAAAGAAATTACGGACTGGATTAAGCAAGATAATTCTGTTGAGGTGCAAGTTTCAAGAGCCGAGAAAATTATGGCATTTATTACAAAATCCTAAATTCAGGAATTTGTAAATCAATCAGGGCTACTTCGGTAGCCCTTTTTTTTGTCACTTCGTGACCGTATGACCGTATTGGGTATCCAATACAGGTTGGCTAAAATAATGGTTGGCTAATTTTGATCGAGTTAACGAAGTTAACAACACACAAATACAGGTTCTCATGTATAACCACTTTACAATAATGTCGTATAGACTGGACAATGTATATTATTACACATGGACAATGTCTGTCATTTTAGGTGTTTGAATACAATCGCAGTCATAGCAAGGGATTACAGCCTATTCAAACATTATTACATTATAACAGTATAAATTAGTGCTTAGAGATAGAAATAAAATATACAATCTGTATATTTACTCAGTTAACTCCGTAAGAGCGTCCTGCGCGATGCACTTTTAGCAAAACAGGTGTTATAATGTCATTTTACTTTATAATCAATAACTTACAGTGTTTGAATACAAATCGATCAATTTCAAAGGTGTTATTTTACTTATTAATCAATAACTTAATGTGTTTGAATACGACAATAGTGTATACCCCACAAAGTTAACAAAGCTAACAAAATCAACCACTTGATAAAATGACAGACATTGTCAAGCCAACACGACAATAGTGTAAAACCTAGACAATAACACGACAATAGTGTAAAAACACGACAATAGTGTAGTAACATTCTGACACGACAATAGTGTATAAAATATACAATCTGTATATACAATATGTATAAAATACGACAATAGTGTAGCCATATTTCACCAAACACACCACGCTCATTTCTCACAAGATTAAAAACACGACAATAGTGTAG